ATATATAGGTTGAATCGGTATCAGCTTGTACAACTGACCCTTCTCTGTTCATTACTATCAAATTTCTTTCTTTAGTTATATCTCTAAATTCGTATTTGTCAACTTTTACAAATTCCATAATCATTAAATTCCTAATAAATCGGTATCTTTATTAAACTCGTATGCTTTTATCTTCATAATTTCATTATTTCTCATTATTGTGATTTCTTCATTCTTTTTAAATTTTTTAATTTGACCACCGTACTCTATGGTTACAGTTGGAAAGTGTTTCATGATATCTCGTTTTATCTGGTCTGACACATAGTAATTGTTTGTAGTTTCCTTAATATATCTAATAGTACATCTGGCAGATCTAGTAATACATCTAGCGACATCAATATCAAATAAATGAAATTGTTTATTTAATGATACACCATAACAACTATTGATAATTGTCTTTTTATTGTTTTGCTTAACATCAAAAAACTGGGCTTTCACATTATCCTTGAGTTTCTGATATTTTTTCTTTTGTTTATTAAAATATTCACGTTCTTCAAAAACCACTCTAACAATTTTAGCAAGAATTCCTTCAACATCAGACCTAAAATAGACTTTATTAATATCAGTTTTAATTAATTTTTGGTTTATAATTTCTTCTTGAGTTGGATCAATAACTTTAACTTCCGTAGATAAATTATACATCATCATATGATGTGGATATGATGATTTAATATCGCCACTCATTGCCCATTTATAACGACCTGGTGAAGCATAACAATAACCAGCTTTAACAAAAAATGGTTCAAATGTTGTTAATCCTTTTTCTTCATAATAACAATTTTGATATTCTATATTACCATCTGGTCTTTTAACTTTATAAGAATTAGTTTCTAGCCACCAATCTCGTTCATTTTCTTTTCTATCAGACATAACCAATTTTTCTTTATGCATAAATTTTAATGCATAACCTTCTACGGTAGCTATCATGGAAAAAACTCTATCTAGATTTATAACACAATCGTATGCTAGTTCAATCATGATACCGAACATTTTCTTTTTTTCTTCTAATTTAACTAGAAGGTTTACGTCCTGTACGTTATATTCCACATATTTATTCCAGTCATATTTATAAATTTCATAAATTTTACCATCATATTCTAATTTTTTTTCTTGTAATTCCAATTCAGCCACATAATCTAATGACCACCTAGGTAACCTAGATCTACCTGAAAATTTCTTATATACATCCATATAGTCAAACGTATATAAACCTTTGGCACTAAAAACGATACCAGTTACATCACCTTTTTTATTAACTTTGTTACGTGTTTGTATTTGTTTTTTTAATGGTGAAATTTTCTTAGTAATACTATCTTTAGGTAATATGTTTAATTCTTTTTCTAAATTTAGGATTCTATTGACGATATATGGTAAGTCGAATCGGTCACTGTTCCAACCAGTAAATATATCAAAATACTGTTCATGAAACCAATCTACCCAATCTGATAACAATTCATATTCATCTTCGAAATAATTATAATTTGTTACTACTGGATTGTTACCTGTATACGGTTCTAAACCCCAAGTATAAGTCTTTTTATTATCTGATGACCAACATGTTATCAAATTTATAGGATATTTTGCTTGGTTTGGATCAGGAAATTCGGTTACAAAATAACAAGAATCTATATATTTTACAAATTTTTTTTCAATTTCATCATAAATTAAAAATTTTTCTGTTAATTCTTTATTACTATCATATTCTCTTAAGGTCATTTCTCTTTCTAAATTATTGAAAGGATTTTTTATTAAAACCTTAGTTGATCTGGATTGTCTGGTCGCAGTTTGTGTTTCTATATCATAAAAACATATTCTAAAATCATTAACATCAGATTCTAGTGTCTCAAAATCATATTGTTGGTGCATCCATTTTACTTCTTGATTTAAGTCCGATTCGCAAACGACTACGTTACTTCGTTTTAAAGCACCAATACTACTAGGATCTTTTATATCTATTAATTTAACAGGATTTCCGTAAATATCTTTTATTTCTGATTCTTTCGTTACATCGGAAATATAACATCTATTTATATATTTTGTTCTTCTGTATTTTAAATCATTTACTTCTTTGTAAAAAATAGTATTAGTAAATTTATCATATACACAGTTTTTATATCCTTTGCCCATTGAATAATTTCCTAACAAATGTTAAAGTTTATTAATTTATTTTTAATTAATATGTGAAACCTGTCGCTCTGCTAAAGCAGAGGACCTTCTATTGAAGGATTTGGCAACAGTTCCGACTCAAGGTTTGTTTTCAAACCAGTATCAATCGGCTTACTTAGTATATGGTTAACTAGAGATTCCTCATTTCCTGGGGTACTATAATATATTTATTTGAGTTTCATTTTAAATTTTGCATATTTTGTTAATATATAAAAAAATTAGCCAATTTAAATAGCTAATTTTTATTTTATTTTTATTAATTTGTTTTAAATACCTTTAGCAATAATATCTAGGAATTTTTGCATGTCATTTAATGCATCAAGGTATCCTTTTTGATGAGCTTTTTCCTGTTGTAAGCTGGCACCTTTTGCATTTTCAGACGGTTTATATTTTTCTACTTCCGATTTACGTTTTTGAGGATATTTTCGAATTGTACGTATAATATTCATAACGTAATCTGCTGAATCAATTTGATCTGGAGAACCTGTATTATTTGTATTTGAGAATGTTGCCATATGACCTCTTTTGTTGTAATTTGTATCTGTATTATTAAATTTAATAAAAAAAATGCATAATAAATTATAAAATTTTACTTATTTTATTTTTATGAATCTTTCTAATGTCGTATTAAAAAACATTTTATTATTATAGGTTACAACATTATTAATACAACCATCTAATATAAATGTTATACACCAATCACCATTATATCTTATTCCACGTCCAAAGCCTTGTTCTAACTTAGAAATTAAATCAAAATTATACCAATCGGGCATCAATTTAATTTTAGCTTTTACTAGATTATTAGCCAAGGATGCATATGGTAGTTTCATGCATATACAGAAACGACACTTATCTCCTTCGAAATTTAATCCTTCTAATAAAGTTGGACCAATTAAAATTCCATTAGTAGATTTATCAAATAATTCTAACGCCTCATTTTTATCTTTAGCTGAAACGTATTGTATGCATCTATTTCTTATTTCCAGCGGTAATTCTTGCATCAACAATTTTGAATTTTCATAATTGCCTGTTTGTATAATTCCTTTTACATCAGAATATTTATTACAAATTTTTGTAATTTGTTGGCAAATGATTGGCCCAGATACTTGTTTTTCTTTAAAACTCATCTTATTACTACAAGAATAATAAATTGGAGAATTGCTGTAGTCGAAAGATGACGGAATGTTAATAACTGACCAGTCATTTTTATCTAAATCCGAACATCCGATCATCTTTTTGTAAATATCAATATCGTTAAATGTCGCTGACATTAATAATTCAGAATTGCTCTTATCATGAAAATATTTTTTAACCATTGTATCTTCATATATACAATTTATAATAATCTCGTCGTTAGCTTCCGTTTTAACCAAAATATCTTTACCATGTTCTTTAGCTAATTCAACAAAATCTGTAAATTTACAACAACATTCCCGTGCAATATTACCAGCAGTCAAATATTTAAAATTATTTCTATAATTTTGGTTTTTACGAACATCTTTTCTAATAATTTCGTTTAATGATTCGTATTCAGCGCATAGTTTATTGTATTTTACCATTCCGTTAAATAGTATTTTAGTATCATCTGAAGAACATATATTGTTGGCAATATCTATTACTCTATTGCCATCTGGACATGGCAAATCATTTTTTTCTGCATATTCTTCTAACAATTTCATCCAAGAAGTTTTACTTTTGTTCATTCGTGGCGCAAAGTGTGATTGAATAATGTCGTTCAATTTATGGGCTTCATCACAGATTATTAAATCCCTATCTTGAAATGGGGCTGTCGATTCATTGTCAGCGCCATTAAATTGTTCATTAATATAATTTCTTTGAATTAAATAAAATTGATAAGTCATCAATGTTATAGGTTGTTTAATCGCCTTTTTACGTTGTAACATATATTCACATTCATTAGCACATTCATATCCTAAACTTTCCGATTCTTGTTCATCCATCAATTTTTGCATACTTATATTTTGAATAGAACATTCAGAACAATTAATATTATTACCGTTTATTTTACAATAATAATTATCTTTACCCTTGAGTGCACCCCAATTTAAATTATATCGCCTAAAGTCATCAACATATTGATCAAATAAACTAATATCACTGACTAATATATAACTGGTTAACCCGTAATGATCAAATAGTACACCAGCAGCAATCATCGATATAATAGATTTACCACTACCAGTAGGAGCCTTCATTATTTGTATCTTTGTTTCGTTGATTGCCCTTAGTACTATTGAAACAGTGGCTTCTAATTGGTGATCACGAAATATAAATGATTCATTTAAATTATTTTTTGCCCAATTTTCACATTCTGTTATAATTTTTTCTATTTCTTTATCATTTTTCATATTTTTAAATATAGATTATTTATGTTAAATTAATTTTTAAAATATAGTTAATTTAATTCATTTTTATCATATTTAAAATTAAATAAATTATTATTCTTTGAATCTTTTAAATTTTCTAATTCATCATTTATACTTACGTTGTCTTCTATTGGATCTGATTGTTGTAAACTACTAGAAGCTATTTGGTAAATAGGGTCTGTTGAATCCGATAATGTAGGATCATCTGTTTTGATTGTCATATTAGTATCTTTATATAAACGTAATGTGATCTGATATGTATGATTCTTTAAACCCATCGGCGTATTATAGAATTTAACATCTCTAACTGAATAAAAAGTTTTATTTGCTGGAATATAAATTATATCTTCTATTCTAGGAATCATTTGATCATATTGCAATTCTGTATTTCTATTAGAACCGCCATAAGTTGAAAAATATCTAAAAGCTGGCGCGGCTACAAACATTTGTACAAGATCTTGACCCCATATTCCTTCCAATTGGAATTGTCTAACATTACTTGGCATCTGTTCTACATAGGCTATAAAATTGAATGCCCTAGTTATATATTCTAGTTGATCTTCACCAAAATGTACATCATATGAAACGTTATGACTTGTTGGGTAATAAACACATTTTAAACCAAATAAATTAAATCCATCTATCGACACAGTTGTAGCCAAATTTTGTTCATTTTCTGGCAAACTTCCACTAGTAGAACCACAAGTATTATGATAATCTTTCATTGTTCCACATAGCCAAGGATATTTTTCTTTAAAATCTTCAATCATTAATTAACCGTTATTAATCCTAATGTGTTGGCTTGTAAATACATATTATTACTATTTATCGATATAGTCTTTTCAAAATTAATTAAACTAACAGGAATAGCTGTTTTAATTAATTCTTTAAAATCATTTAGGGCTGTAGTATTTTTTAAATTATCAAATTGATTAGTAATACAAATAACCGCAAAGTCAGCATTTAAATTATAAGCACTAGTAAATTTAACATTTTCAGATTCTAAATAAGAAATATCATGAATTATATCGTTAGTTTTTATATCATGTACTAAGAATTCTGACTCATTAAAACCTGAAGAAATTCTTCTACTAGAAATATAATCATTTGTTAAATAAGAACTTACGTCTATTGTAGAATAACTCGTAGTTTTTGAATTATAAATATCAACTGTACCAGAAGATTCATTATAGTCTTGCCAGGATGCTGAAAACCAAGGAGATTTTTCAAAATTAGCTGAAACACTCTCGTTAAACAAAGCTTCATAACAAATCGGTTCATCTGGTTCTATTTCCGTACGTACTGCTATATTTGTATCATATAATTTAAATGAATAATTTTTACCGTCAGGATCAACAACATTTTTTATAGAACAATTGAATGGTTCATTCGTAGAACTAACAATATGGTTTAATATGTCAGGTAACGCTGTTGCTTCTTGTGACTTAAAAACAAAACAACAAATATCCTTATAATACTCTGATCCATAATTATTAGCGGAATAACCTAAAAAATCTATATATTGTTGGCAAGCTGAAACTTTCATCGTTCTATCCTTATCATTTATATATTGCGCTTATGTTTATAAATTCACCAATAACATTAGAACCGGATACAGCTGATGGCATACTCAAAGCTAGTGCGAAATTATCTACTTCAGAATAATTTAATTCAACATAATTAATCAATTCATCGTTATCATCTATTACCAATAATCCTTGTAGATCGTTAGAATCGAATGAACTGGTTTCAAAATAACCACTAGGACTATTTGATACAGATGTTCTGATTTGTCTAGGTGACAAATCGAAACCGATATTAAATACTGTGCCGTCGTAATCAAATCCATTGGATGACAAACCTAAAGAATTATTAGTTATATAATATCCTTTATTATTAGCATCGTTTCCACTAAAATAAGCTACATTCCTATTAACATAACTAGAAGTTGTAAAATTAGGTTCTTTTGTGTACTCATAATAAAATACATTGTCTGTGCTTGGCACATCCTTTGCTGTAAATGAAGGTATTTTTGTTAAATTAAAAATTGGTCTATTTTTAAATTTGTATGTTTGAGTATCCAAAAGACTAGGTTGAATAAAACTAACTTGCGGGCGGGCAAAATCTAAATCCAATGTTACTCCGAGATATTCTGCATATTTTATATCCGATAACATATAATCATATCGCGAAATACTTTTATTTTCAAAATATTCATCAGACCATGCTGTTATCGAATTAGCTTTTTTAGGATACGGAATATCAATGAATTTAAACGGTACTAATAATCTTTCGTAATGTACTCTAAAACCTGACACAAATTTTTCTAGATTTAGACTTCCATCTTCTGGATAAAATTGTTGATCCTTATTTTCATACAAATAGAAATCGGCGGTTTCTATACCATTCGCTGCATTAATCATATAAGCTGAACTACCCCTACTTACTTTATAACCTGGCAAATCTTCGTTAATTAATACGCAAGTACCATCTGGATTACGCTCTGACGCTTGAATAGGAATGTCTGTGTTATATAATCCTACTGAACCAGACAAAACCGGTTTAAAATAGGTTCTTTTTTGACTACTATCAAGGTTACTATATATTCCGTTAGAATATTTTGTAACAGTTGGTAAAATCCTGCAAATAGGAATTATTTCGCTTATCAACGGAGATGACAAACCGTGTAAATATGCTGAAACCCTAGAATTAATATCTGAGTCTAATCTTAAATTTCTATCATCATTCTTTATTACCACATAATTGGCAGAACTATCAAATATGTTACTTACGTATGTTTGAGTTGTGTCAAGGTTTTCACCTGATGTATTAAATATTTTATCAGTTATACAATCCGATGGTATTTCCATTATTGATGCTAATCCTGCATATCTATTACATAAACCATAGGACGTTTTATATTCGTTTTCATTATCAAAAGCACTATATGTATTATGTAAATGAGATGAAGTATTGTAAATTTTTTGCCAATTTCCTAGAGATATTTTGCCAGCTAGTCCACCAACATTGAAAATAGAAGCTTCATTATATATTAATGGATAATTGACATAACTTGGGTACAATGTATATTTTTGTTCTGGATATAATAGACCGGCATCAGCAGTAATCATTTGAAAACCGGATTCTACGTAACTAGACACATGATCAAAACGTAATTTACACGGTGTTTGATTAATTTCATATACAGGATCTTGATCAACGGAAGTAGTATAAAAAATTCCTTCAGAAATATTAGCATAAACTGAACTAGTCGATTTTATAGTAAATTCAGCAAATCCTAAATTAAGATTAGCTGTTGCTGTATTTCCGCTAAATATAAATTCTGAATTCACTGCTGAAAAGTATAATTGTAATTCTTTAAACCCTATGATTCCTGAATTAGAAAAAATAGGGTTCGAAATTATAGCCCTAAAATTATTTGCCTCGATCGGTTCACCATTAATATTGGTCCCAAAATAAATATTATTAAATCCGGGACTACCTGGATCATCATGGCTTTGTAATGTAATTTTATATGTATCTATTTCATCGTATATACCAGAAACACCGGTATTAGGAACTGTGATAGCGTATTGGGTATTATTTAAGTTATTTTCAATTATATAAGTAAAATTATCAGCTATGTAATATGCACTACCGTTTGTTGAACTATAACTTTTTACCTTAGCTAAATCTATTCCATTATATTCTTCATCATATGTTGAAGAATATATTATGTTATTAACGTCAGTTTCCGTTACTGAGTGTTTAACCGAAATTTCTAGATAAAGCTTGTTAATTAAAGAATAAACTGACGACAGGGATGAACCTGAATTAAATATAGTATTTAAATCAAATTTCATATTATTTATTGGTCTATATGATCCTGATTCTGATATAATTTCGCCGTTAATATATCCAGTATCTGCAGAAGTAGTCGAATTATATCCACTAACCTCTCTCATAATTTCTATATCTTGTATATCCGACAGAAACGGGTTAACAACATCACTAAATTCTTCATACGAAACTGCTGCCTGATTATATTGTTTATCCACGTATTTTTTAAAATTATCCAATGAGTCAGCTGACATAACAGTAAAACTATTTAGGGTCGTTGCAACATTTTGGGAATCCATTGCCATTTCAACTTTTAATTTCGCGAAATGTACCGAATTATCCAATGCTATATATTTGTTACTATAAACGTCATCATCGCTAAAACAGTCTATTCTATTTAACGATCTAGCTGAAGTATGTACATTATGAGTATCATCATCTATAGTAAATATATTTGAATTTAAAGTTCTGTAAGAAGTCGTTGTATAATCGTCATATCCATTAAATGTTGCTGAATTAGTTTTATAATCCGATGAAAATGTATTATTGGTCACCACATCAGTCACGATGCCTTGGACTTGATGACCTATTACTCCACCGATAAAACCTACAAATGTTCCCGATGTAGTTAACGTTTGATCTGTATATATTGAACTAACTATGCCTGAATTAAACCCAATAATCGGGGATGTATAATAAGCCACTCTAGCATTATTATGCAGTTTAGTGAAATTATCTTGATACCAAGTACCAGACAACATATTATCATCATTATATCCTATGAATCTACAAGCTGCGTAATTAACATTACTGTCGTCGTCAGATGACGTAATAATATCACCGTGTCCTATTTCTGACGCTGATATATTATCTAATAATAATTCATAATCATTCCAAAATTTACCATATGCTGAGGTTTGAACTGAACAAAATTCTCTTTCTATAGTATTATAGGAATTTACTATTAAATTTTGACCATTTGAACACATTACACCGTCATTAAAATAACCAAAATACGGAATAACGTTGCCTACGTTATCGAAACACATATATTTAGGATAATATTTATTTTCGTCATTTCCGAATCTATCTTCAGGTTGATTATTGCTTCTATTGGTGGATATATAAACATCAGGAATAAAATTTTTAAAAATAAAGTTAGCATTTGATTCTATGTTAAAAATCTTTCCATAATTTTTACCACAAATTAACGAACTATAAACATTAGATTTACCTTTTTTAACGTGGTCAATGGATAAATTAGTTTTACAATTCAAAATTATATTTCCACTAATAAACAAGTTAGATATTATTCCATTTTCACCCAAAATACCAATTATTCCAGAATTGTCAGAGTCATAACTATATTCTAAATTTTGCAAAGTATAGTTATTTCCAAAAAATACACCTTCAAATTTGTGAGCCTTATCTATGCCAATACAGAGTGATATTTCTTGGATTTCAGTTGCTCCAATATTATCTCCTAATACTATAGCAATATTATTATTAAAACCTATTTTTCCATTTACTCTATCAGCACACCATTGTAAATTTTCTCTAGTCAATATGAAATAAAATCCACCGTTACGATAATAGATACTTCCAGTATTAGAAATAAACATTTCATAAAGATAATCTAATCCAGGATATAACTCTATAAATTTATCCCAGTTATCTGCGGTAACATATGTCGGTCTATAAATATCTTCAGTTTCTGTCGAATATTCCATTAATGAATATGTAAGTTTATTATAATTAATATTAGAAATTATATCACCATAATAATTAGAATCTGGGTCAATAGCTGTTTGATTTGTTTTTTGAAAATATAGTTTATTAATATCATCAATCGTTCTAGCATACTGTAAATTTTCAATATCATTTATTTTAGAATTTACCGAAAGTAATTTGATTCCAAATTCCTTTGGCACATTACCCTTTAAAAATCTATTTTTGAAATTATTAAATATAAATGAATTCATAATTACCACTTTCTAAGAACAGAATTAACATCAATTTCGTCACTATTTATATAACTATTGTTTGTAGAAACTTTAATACTAAAATCTGTGTTTTTAACGGTTCCTATTACAGAATTTTGGTTTGTATTTAGTGTTATATCAGAAGCCGTTTTTATATCAGATATGTTTTCTCTGGAATTGTCAGTTTTTTTAAGTTTTAACCAATCATTGTTTATAGTTTTTTCATCGCCTTTGCCAAATACTTTTTGGCAAAAAGCATTAAAGAAATTTTCATTATCACCGTCATAGATATATTTTATTTTGTCAAGAATAAATTCATATTTTGTACCATTTAAAATATTTCCAAATTGTAAAAATGTTGAAAGAAAAAATTCACCATTGCTAAGTCTCATCACAGCAGGACAACCATCTATAATAATATTATATTTATTATCATTGCCAGGTTCTGTGTTTAGACCTCTGTATAGTCCTGTTCTAGTTTCAGGGATATAAAACAAACCATCAGCTTCATATTCACGTATAACATCGGTCATTGACATAACCGAATGCGTTTTATTAGGACGTAATATGCTAAAATCCGAATCATGAATCAAACATTTCGGTTCATGATCTAATTTTAAACCAAATTTGACAAATGTTTCTCTGTCGTTCAAAATCGTTCGCAATGTACATTCAATAGGGTCAACGAAATATTGACCAATGTCTTCGCCGAAATTAATAGGATGAGTTATTTTTTCAATAATTTCACGAGTAATGTTATTAAACAATCTATTGATT